TTAATAGAATAGAAAATTGGTTCACTTCTCCAAGATGCAAGTGCAAATTAAAAAAGAAAAAGAAGAATGGATGATATATCGACCATATATGGTCTTAAAAAAATAGTTAAAAATGCTATTGAACGAAATACTGATAGTTTAGTAGCGGGTAACATTGACAGTATGGAGAAATATCACTATATTGTTGGACAAATCAGAGCGTATGAATACGTTCTGCAGGAACTCTCTAACCTCAACGAAAAAAAGGAGCAAAAAGAAAATGACGGAAACATTATCGAACTCGGAAGTACCAAAAACTAAATCGGCACTTTTAGATAAATACGAAGAAGAAAAGGTTAATGAAAAAGAACCTTTAAACCCTGAAAATATAAAATCACAAACAGAAGAATTACCAGAACCAACAGGATGGAGACTGTTGATTCTACCATTTACACCTCCTGAAAGAACTAAAGGTGGATTAATTTTATCTCAAGAAACTTTGGACAGAGGACGTATATCAACAAACGTTGGTTATGTTTTAAAAATGGGTCCATTGGCTTATCAAGATAAAGAAAAATTTTCATCAGGTGCTTGGTGTAAGGAAAAAGATTGGGTGATCTTTGCAAGATATGCAGGATCACGTTTACCAATAGAAGGTGGCGAGTTGAGAATATTAAACGATGATGAAGTTTTAGGAACTGTAAAAGATCCTGAAAGTATAATCACGCAATTTTAATACATAGGAGAAACTATGCCAGAAGATAAAGAAAATATGGTTGATGTTGGCGAAGAAGAAGGTGCTGACGTTAATCTTGACGAGCAATCAAAGGAGACAGAGAATGAAAAAGAAACTATCGAAGTCGCTGAAGACGATAGTCAGTCCGCTAACGCAGATGAGAAATCTGATCAGCAGTCTGATGTTCAAGCTCAAGATAAACAGAAGGAAGAACTAGAAAAGTATAGCGATTCAGTTAAAAAAAGAATTGATAAACTGACTAGAAAGATGAGAGAGGCCGAAAGGCAAAGAGAAGAAGCACTTGCATTTGCAAGAGCACAAAAAGAGCAAAGGGAGCAATTAGAAAGTAAGTTTTCACACTTAGATAAAAGTTATGTATCTGAGTTTGAAAAAAGAGTTACAACAAATCTAAATGCTGCAAAACTTGCTCTTAAAAATGCCATCGATAGTGGTGACGTTGAAGCACAAGTACAAGCTCAACAAGAGATTGCACAGCTTACAATGGATGCTGCTAGACTTGGTAATCTAAAATCAGCGCAAAAACAATATGCTGAAAGAAAACCAGAAAAGGAAGTTAATATAACTCCTCAACAATCTGAACAAAGGGAACAAATTCAAACGGACCCTAAAGCAGAGAGTTGGGCAGCTAAAAACCCTTGGTTTGGTAACGATTCAGCAATGACGTATACTGCGTTTGATTTACATAAAAAGCTAGTCGAAGAAGAAGGATATGATCCTAAAAGCGATGAATATTATGATGAAATAGACAAGAGAATAAGACTTGAATTTCCTCATAAATTTGATAGTAATGAAGGTTCAACTGAAAAGTTTGTGCAGGAGAAAAGAAGACCAGCACAAACGGTTGCCTCAGCTAGACGTCCAGCCACAACAGGACGCGCGAAAACTGTGAAGCTCACGCCTTCGCAAGTTGCGATCGCTAAAAAATTAGGCGTGCCACTTGAAGACTATGCAAGACAATTGCAACTCACGAAGGAGGTATAGTATGACAATTGATAAAACTTCTCGTGCGAGTCAAACTAGAGAAAAAGAAACTCGAAAAAAAGTTTGGACTCCACCATCATCTTTAGATGCACCGCCTGCGCCAGATGGTTTTAGGCACAGATGGATAAGAACAGAAGTTCTTGGTTTTAATGACGCAAAAAATATGTCAGGTAAAATCAGATCAGGCTGGGAATTAGTCAGAGCTGACGAATATCCAGAGTATGATTATCCACAGATTGCCGATGGCAAATACGCAGGAGTAATCGGAGTTGGTGGCCTTGTGTTGGCAAGGATACCGGAAGAGCTCGCGAAGCAACGTGAAGAGTACTACAATTCTAGGACTCAAGATCGAGAAAAAGCTATTGAAAACGAGCCTATGAAGGAACAACACCCGAGTATGCCTATCAGTAATGAAAGGCGCTCAAATGTAACTTTTGGTGGTACAAAGAAAAGTTAATTTTTTAACGATTCATAACCATCAACCATACTAATAAGGAGAAAAACTATGGCAAATAAAGACGCTGCGTTCGGTTTAAGACCTATTGGTAAAGTTGGTCAAAATGCTGACAATCAAGGTATGTCTCAGTATGAGATTGCTGACAATTCTAGTACTTCTATTTTCCAAGGTGACTTGGTAAAAATGGCTACTACTGGATATGTTGACAAAGCTGATGCGGGTGACACATCTTTGGGTGTTTTCTGGGGAACTTTCATTTCGAAAGACCCTTCGACTGGCAAACCAAAGTTCGCAAACTTTTACACGCAAACTAATGTAGCTGCTGGAGAAACTATCGAAGCTTTTGTATATGATGATCCATATGCAAGATTCGAAATCCAGTCTACTGCTGACACTGAAAGATCAGACGTTGGAATGAACGGTGATATTTCTTACACAGCTGGAAGCACAATCAATGGAGTGTCTAAAGTTGAATTAGACGATACATCATTTGTTACAACAACTGCACAATTAAGATTAATTGGCTTTTCAAAAGACATTGAGAATAATGAAGCAGGAGTTGATAACGTGAACTGTGTTGTTACAATCAACGAACACTTCTTAAAATCAACTACAGGTATCTAATAAAGGAGACTAACTATGGCGATATCAAGACAACAACTAGTCAAAGAACTAGAGCCAGGTTTAAATGCTTTATTTGGCCTGGAGTACAAAAGATACGAGAATCAGCACTTAGAGATCTACGACATTGAGAACTCTGACAGAGCTTTTGAAGAAGAAGTAATGTTATCAGGGTTTGCAAATGCTGCTGTTAAACCGGAAGGTTCAGGAGTAACGTTTGACAATGCGCAAGAGACTTACACTGCTAGATACACTCACGAAACAATTGCTTTAGCGTTCGCGATCACTGAAGAAGCGATCGAGGACAACTTGTATGATAGAATTGCTACTAGATATACAAAAGCGTTAGCTAGATCTATGGCAAACACTAAACAAGTTAAAGCGGCAGCCGTGTTAAACAATGCGTTTAATACTAACTTCCTAGGTGGAGACGGTGTAGAACTTTGTTCTGCTGTTCACCCTACGATTGCTGGGACTTACTCAAATGAGTTAGGCACTTCTGCTGACTTAAATGAGACTTCATTAGAACAGTCGCTAATCGACATTGCGGCTTTCACTGATGAAAGAGGTCTAAAAATTGCAGCTAAAGGTATGAAATTAATCATCCCTTCTGAGCTTCAATTTACAGCTGAAAGATTGATGAAATCTTCAGGAAGAGTTGGTACAGCTGATAACGATGTAAATGCAATCGGTTCAATGGGAATGATCCCACAAGGTTATGTAGTAAACAACTACTTAACTGATACTGATGCGTTCTTCATCAAAACAGACGTGCCTAACGGTATGAAAATGTTCAACAGAGCACCTTTAAAAACTGCAATGGAAGGTGACTTTGACACTGGTAACGTGAGATACAAAGCAAGAGAGAGATATTCATTTGGTTTCTCTGATGCTAGAGGTATCTTCGGATCTCCAGGAGCATAATAAACAATTAAACAAAAAGGGGGCTTCACGGCCCCCTTTTTTTATGATAAAAGGTGTATATGAAAACTTTCCTTGTAACTATTTGGGCTTATGATCATCACGCAAAATTTAAAGTTTTGAGTGAAGATAACGCTGAAGCTCTTGAAAATGCTATACTTGACAAACTAGGAGAAAAAAGTATAGAATGGGAATATCTTGGAAGCAATTATGCTGATGAGATAAATAGAATAACCTATGAGGAGGTTATAAATGACGATGCAACAACATCTGCAGGATCTATACAAACAGAAAAAGTCACTGGATCTACAATGGGAGCAGGAGCATCTTAACGAGGGTAGATATACTCTCAATATGGTCAGAATAGACCATAAGGTGAAAGAAGTAATTAACCATATTAAAATGGCTGAAGCTAAAAAAGCTCATTTAGATAATAAGGTTAATGAGATAGCTCCCCAAGTTTCTGTAGCAACTTAAAAAAAGCTACATTGTTGGAAAAATCCAATCTTTACCGTAGGCCCTCTTGCACTCTACTCAAATCTAATATATAATTAAAGCACTATACATATATTTAGAATGCTGACGCGTATAGTCGACGGCCTAGAGACAGTATTCTATAAACTAGGAGGATAATAATATGGCAACAAATACCTTTCAAGGAATCGTAAGATCTCACGGTGGTCAGGATAAAAAAGATACATATCCTGGAACAGTAGTTCTTGCAGCAGAGGTTGTAGTAGATGGTTCTACTTCAACTTATGCAGCTGTAACAGGCATTGGTGGAGGCACTGTAGTTTTACCGGACAACGCTAGAATTATGGATGTAACTCACAACGCAACTGGTGCAGCAGACAAAACAATTAATCTTGGTACTTCAACTTCAGGTGCTGGAGCAACAACTCTTGCTTCTGCATTAAGTGCTAATGGTTTTCAATCAGGTAAAGTTAATGGTTCATTAGGAACTGCAACTAACACTGTATTAGACGGTAATTCAATTATCTACGGTGCAGGTGTTGCATCTTCTACTTTATCATCAACTACTTTAGTAACTATTTACTACACTGTTGAAGACAATGGTAAACCTGGAGAAGGTCAACCAGAATTATCATAATAATTAATGGAGCACCTTCGGGTGCTCCTAAAATTTAGGAGATAAAATTTATGAGTATGAAATCAGATGTAAAACCAATTGTATTAGAAGCAAATGGTGTTGCGTTTACTGGTAGAACTAGATTAAGAGCTTATGCTCTACAATCTAATACTACAACTGGAGGAGCAGCTGGAACTGCAGATATAAATATTTTAGCAGATGCAACTACTGTTAGTTCAACAACTACAACAGGTTCTTACATTCCAGTTAGAGTACCACCAGGACAAACAGAAACTTTAAACTTACCTGAAGACGGAGTTTTATACACAGATGGTGTTGGAGCAACTTCAGTAGCTAATGCAACATTAATTCTGTACATAGATAAATAGGAGGATAGATGGCTACCTCTGGTACTACATCATTCGATTTAAATATCGATGACATTATAGAAGAAGCTTTAGAGAGAGCTGGCGTAGGTGGAACAAGAACAGGTTATCACTTAAGAAGTGCTAGACGATCTTTAAATATTTTATTTTCTGAATGGGGAAATAGAGGTGTACATCTATGGAAAGTTAAATTAGCAACAATTCCATTAGTTTTAGGTCAAGCAGAATATAATTTTGCAAATGACAATGCTAATTTTCCAAGTGATTTAAACGATGTATTAGAAGCATATATTAGAAATAATTCTGATGCGACTGCACCGGTTGATACAACATTAACAAAAATAGATAGATCAACTTATGCAGCACTACCTAATAAATTAGCACAAGGAACACCTTCACAATATTACGTACAAAGAACTGTAAGTCCAAGTGTGTTTTTATATATTACACCGGGATCAAGTTTTTCTGGATCTAATTATCAATTAAAGTTTTATTATCTTGCAAGAATAGAAGATGCTGGTGCATATACAAACACAGCAGATGTAGCATATAGATTTATACCTTGTATGGTATCAGGACTTGCATATTATTTATCAATTAAACATTCTCCTGAAAGAACAGAAGGATTAAGATTGTTATACGAAGATGAATTAAAAAGAGCATTAGATGAAGATGGTCAAAGAACATCTTTATATATTTCACCACAAACATTTTTTGGAGATGGAGTATAATGGGAGGATTTGCTAAAGGTAAAAGAGCATTAGCTATTTCTGATAGATCAGGACAACAGTTTCCTTACAGAGAAATGGTTAAAGAGTGGAATAATTCTTTTGTTCACTATTCTGAATACGAAAGAAAACATCCACAATTAGAACCAAAGCCACACGGAGCTGATCCACAAGGATTAAGAAACGCTAGACCTGCAAGAACAGAACCAGCAGTTGCTAGAGTTTTAAATTTAAACCCATTAATCTTAACTTCAGGATCTTCTACAGTATCTGTATTTGAAGAATCACACGGTAGATCAACTGGAGATATTGTAAGATTTAGAGATGGAACTGGCTTGTATGGAATTCAAGCTAGTGATATAAATGATTCAAACGGTCATACAATAACTGTAACTGGAACAGATAATTATACTTGGGAAGCTGCAACTACAGCAACTCAAGAAGCTAGAATAGGAGGAGGAAGTATATCGGCTGGACCGGTAACTTTATCATCATAATGAATTACGGAGAACTACAAACACAAATTAGAAACTATACTGAAGTTGATAGTAATGGTCTAACTGATTCTACATTAGATCAAATAACTAAAAATACTGAAAATAGAATTTATAGAGAATTACAAATTGATGCATTTAGAGCTTATGCTACAGCTGCAATGACATCCGGAAATAGATACGTATCCACACCAACTAGTTTAAGAAATATTAGATATGTTCAAATAACAGATTCTAGTAATGAACAAACTTTTTTAGAACAAAAAGATACTAGTTTTATGGCTGAGTATGATCCTACTCCATCAACAACATATGGCACACCAAAATATTACGCAAACTGGGATAATGATACTTGGGTAGTAGCACCTACTCCAGCAGATAATTTTAATGTGACGATTGCTTATTATGTACAACCGGCAACGATTACCAGTACGACTTCAGCAACTAGTTATGTATCTACATTTGCTGAAGATATGTTATTATATGGATGTCTGGCAGAGACATATAAATACTTGAAAGGTCCACCAGATATGATACAACTATATGAACAATCTTATCAAACTGCTAAACAATCGTTTGGTATAGAACAAACAGGTCGTAGAAGAAGAGATGAGTATACCGATGGCGTCGTGAGGGTTCCTTTACCTTCAGTCGATCCATCAAAATAGGAGGATAAATGGCAAACATAGTACCTGATAGTTTTAAACAAGAACTGTTTCTAGGAACTCACAACTTCAGCACTACGAGTGGTGATACATTTCAATTAGCTTTGTACACTACTGTAACTGGATTTACTGCTGCAGGAACAACTGTATATACTACTTCAAACGAAGCTAGTGGAACTGGTTACACTGCTGCGGGCGCAGAACTAACTAACACATCTGTTAGTGTTGCGGATAACGTTGCCTTTGTTGACTTCAGTGATTTAACTTTTCAAACAGCTACAATCACTGCATCCGCTGCTTTAATCTACAACACTTCACAA